GCCCTCGGACCAGAAGGCGGCGGAGTTCGTCGCGGTCAGCCATTCCTCCAGGATCGACGCCGCGCCCGACTGCGATTCGAGCACCGGCGACAAGAGCAAGTTGTTGGCGCGGCAATAGAGCGAATAATCGGACAGGTCGCCGATCAGTCCCGATCCCCACATCGGCACGCCGTAAGCGGGATTGGTCAGGAAATCGGTGATGATATCCTTCGGGTCGGCGTCGCCGTTCGCGACACCGCTCAGCTGCACGCCGAAGTCGATTTCGAAACTGTGGTTCGACAGCGTCGCACTGTCGGCTAGGTCGTAATCCTGGGCATAGACGTAAGCGATGCCGCTATAGGGGATCGCCTGCGCCGGCACTTTGGAAGTCAGGTAACTCCACACCGGTTGCGTCGGGCTGCCCGTCGCCAGGCTCAACCCGGCAACCGACAGCGACGTCAGCACGGCGGTGTCCTTGTAGATCGTGCGAATGCCCCGAATACCGCTGGCGCCGCCCTCGCAAATGCCCATCATGATCGAGGCGGTATAGGTGTAGGTCGTGTTCTTCGACCCGCCGCCTAGACCCTTGCCGCCGGTTTTGGTGGTGTGCGCAATCGCCGTGAAGGCGCCGTACCACATCAGATTGCACTTCATCCGGCCGCGGCCCCAACCTAGGGAGATGGGCAGGCCTAGGGTAGACGATTGGACCTGCAGCCCGTTGAGCTTCGGCGACGTGGTCGAGGTTGACTTGCCGCCCATCATTGATCCTCGAACAGGGTGAAGAACTTGACCGGCCGGGAGCGCAGCTCCTCGTCGCGGTCGGCATTGCCGCGGACCACGCCGCCGCCGCGGATCACGGCGTGCAGCACTTCGGGCAGAGCGATGACGATCGCGGCATGCGAATAGCAACGGCCGTATTTCCAGATCGCGAGGTCGCCGGGCCCGGCCGCTTCGCGCGGAATCTCGCGCGCGAACCGCGTGACCCAGCCCAGGAACTGCTCTTCGTCGCGATGCAGCATCCATTGCGGCGAGTAATCGGGCTCGACCCGCGGAATCAGCCCGACCGCTTCATACACCGCCGCCGGCAGCATCGCGCAGTCGACCCCGACGCCGCGCAACCGCGCCCGGTGATGATACGGCGTTCCTTCCCAGCCCAGTGCCTCGCGCACCACATCCTCGCGCGTCATCCGAACGCGGTCTCCGGCACCGGGACGTACGGCGTCGCCTTGAACCGCCCCAGATTGTTGAAGCGGACCGAACACCGGCTCTGCGTCAGATCGCACCCCGGGTAGGCGGTGAAGGTGTTGCCCGCGACCGGCAGCGCGGGAAGGGGAGAGACGAGCTGGAACAGGCCCGCCGCATCGTTCGCCATGATAGTCGCCGAGATGCCGGTATTCGGTCCCGACGTGAACACGATCCGCCCCTGCGCGAAATCATTGGCCGGTGGTGTCAGGCTGGTGTCGAACACCGTGAGTGTTGGGGCCGGCGACGCGCCGACAATGCCGGTCACCGCGAAGGCCGCCGGATTGAGCGCGCAGCCGGCGTCATAGACCGCATGGAGGCAGGCCGCTTGATAGAGGTTGGCCGGCATGTTGGCGTTGAGCAGCACGGTCCAGGACGACACCGTGATCGTGGCGCTGTCGCCGGTAATCGCGCTGATCGCGGTGACGCGCCCCGAAAACCTCAGCACCGTGCCGACCACCGGCAAGCCCCAATCGGTCAGGAACGCACGGTCCAGTCGGACATTCGCGCCATCGAACCCATGCCCCCGGATGAACGGGATGATCGGCACGCCGTTGATCAGATCGTCTGGGTTCGCGGCGATCGCCATGTCGACGGTCGTAACGTCGAGTCCGATCTTCTCGCTGATATCCTGCCGCTCGATCATCGGGCCAAGCGCGTAGAGGTGGCCGCCCGACACGATCGGCACGTCTCCGCCCGACCATCTGATGACGGCCCCGCCGACCAGCGTGATCGTCCACAGGTCGACCATCTGAAAGTCCGCGCCGCTGTTGAGCAAGGTGATCAGCGCAGGCGATGCAGCTTTCATGGTCAGCCCTTGGTCGTGGTGAAGGAGAGTCCGTCCTGCGACCACAGGCTCTGCATCATCTGGTTGAGCTCGAGCGCGTCGTCGTCGAAGCGACAAACGAACATGAAGCGCCCGGTCCAGGTCAGCACTTTTCCGGCTGCAGGCGCGCTGGCGAAGGTGATCGATCCGCGCGGACCGATCATGAAGCTCGCGACCGGCGTCGTGTCGGCAAACACGGTTGGCGTTCCGAGCACGCCGCCGACCGGCTCGGAAAAGGTCGCGTTACCGAACGCCATACTCCGAATAAGCTGGAACTTGGTGGTTACCCCGTCACCGATCCCGAACCGTTGTGCGGCCACGGTGTTGTCGCCCGGGTCGAAGAAGAAGAATTCCTGATATTGCCCGCCATGCAGCAGGAAGAACGTCGCCAGCCGATCGAGGTCCGGCGCCGACGGCAGGTCGCGCAGCACCTCATAAGCGACCTTGAATTGCCAGCGCGGATACGACCAGGTCTTGCGCCGCCGCTCGCGTCCGGAAGAGGCCGTTGCGATTTTCGTCGCCCACATAGGTTTCTTCACCATCAGGAACGATTGCCCGATCAACGTCGGGAACATGTCGGCATCGTCGATCGACGGATCGGCGGTGACGAGCCAGCGGGTCGGCAGATAGAGCGTGGGCAATCTCGTCTCCAATCGAATGGGCTGCGCGGATCGCCGCAGGGCGTTTGGGCACGGCGCTGTTGCCGCCGCTGCGATGCGGACGCGATGTGCGCAAACCCGTTCCGGTTCGGTATTTCGGCGCTTCGGACAGATCGCGGGCGGGGCGATCATGGCAAGGGAGTCAGCTCCGAAATCGTCGCATGACGCTCGAAGGTTTTTGCTCCGTTTTCGATCTATCGGCACGCAGTCCCTATTGCGAGGAGCCTGCCCAATGATAGCGTCGTCCCTTCACAACAGGGTCGCGGACGCGATTGCTGCAGTTCAAGCTCGGATCGATGCTAGCCCCGTCGTTGCGCGCAGCCAGATCAACGGGAGGAGAACCGAATGTTAAGATGGATGATCGGGCCGATCGCGTTGGCCATGGTCGCGACGCCAGCTGCCGCCGACAACAAGGACAAAAAAGAAAATGCGGCGGCCGTGGCGGCGATCAAGGCTCGGGCCGAGCAACTCCGCCAAGATCCGGCGGCAAGAAAGTGCCTCGGCGTGGACGCCGTGACTTGCCTTGCGACCTTGAGCTTCGGCGTGACGCTCATGACCGAGCCGCTCTGGATGGGAGGCGGTTACAAGCTTCCGAAGCCGGTCCAGCACGATATCGACGGACGTCCCATCTCGCAATTGGTGGAGTTCCTGGTCACGTTTGGATCGCGCGACAAGGACATCTTTGGACAGAATGTCTTGCACGCGCAGATGGATTTGTATGATGGCGAACACGTCACCGACGTGAAATTCTTCCTGAAACATGCCCCGTTGCTGGCTCGCACCCAGGAGGATTGGGATAACACGCACATTTTCGAGCTTGCCACCGCGGTTCTTGGATCCGAGTGCGTTGGGACTGACCGTCTGGCCTTTTACCGCCGATATGATGCGATGCAGAAACAATGGGCAAGCCGGGACCAGTACATGGAAATGCCGTCGGGCCCGAGCATCTCATCCGGCATGTTCGGCGATACTGAAATGTGCGGCGTCAGTGTGGTGGCGGGGTCGGTCGCCGGCATGGCTGCAGGCATCGGTTCGTACGGGGGCTCGTCAATCACGTTCCGAATGCCCGACAAGCCGCGCTAGCGCTACAGCGAGAAACCCAGCTTGCCTTCGCGATGCGCCATCTTCATGGCCTTGGCGAAGGCGTTTCGGTTGGCGATGATCTGCGCTTCGGACAGGCCGCTCGCGGTGTGGTCGTGGTAATGGTAGCCACCTGACGCACCGGCTTGGTCATTCGCGGCAAAAGGGGCGTTGCTGTTCGCGCCGGCCGCGAATCCGACCGGCGGGACACCGAAAGTCGGCATCGACGCGAATAGCCCCATGACATTCCGCCATCCGCCGGCCTGATCGGCGGGGATGATCGTTTCCCCCTTGTGCAGCATGCCGATGCCATCCCTACTCAGGTCGTAGGCGCCAACATCGAACCCGGCCATCGTCCCGTACGATGCCGCTGCGGCAGACATAGCTGCACCGAACCCTACCGCACCGAGGTTCATCGGGAACGGTGCGGCGGCCATCGACGCCGTGCCGCCTGCGCCGGCCTTGGCGGCCTCGGTAGTGATCGTGCTTTGGCCGTCGGTTTTCAGGATCCCGAGCTTGATCGCGAGTGCCGTCAGCTCCTTGGCAAGCCATTGCTCAATGATCTTTGCGATGGCGTCGCCAATCGCCTGCTGCACGGTCTGCCAAAGGCCCTTAACCGTTGCGGCGAACCCCTGCTGCAGCGTGAGCATCTTTGCGATGTTCTGGCTCCAGCCGGACGCGATCTGATTGATAGCTTGGCGTTCGATCTGGCTGCGCTGGAGACTGGCCTTTCGGCTGATGTCGTTAAGGCGCAATTGATGCTGCTTCGCAAGCTGCTCGATCTTGGCATTCTGGCCGTTAATCACATCGGGGTTCGTTGTCGGGTCGGCTTTGAGCTGGTTGAGCTTACGGGTCAGTTCGTCGCTGTCGATCTGGAACCGATCGTTTTCGAACTTCTTCTGTTGCTGGAGGAGCTGAGCGTCGCTCAGCGCGCCCATCTGGTTGAGATATTCGGCTTGGGCCTGAGCGTCGTCGACATCGCTATGCCGCATGTCGGCAACGTGCTTGAAATAGTCATCCTGAATGCGCCGGCGTTCATCGGCTTCGCGGCGCAGATACTCGGTGATCTGTCGTTCGGTATCCTTAGCCTGCTTCGATTCCTCGCCGTAATGTTCCTTGGTCGCGTCGACGATCGCTTTGCCTATTTTCGTCTCTTCGGCAAGGTTGCCATGCGCGAGATCGAGCTTCTTTCGAAGCTTATCGACCTCGGATTGAAATTCCTCCTCATGCATGGCGATGCTGGTTTCAGTCGCCTTGCGCTTGACTGCGACCTCCTCGTCTTTCGATATCTTTACGGTGGCGAGGATGTTCGCCCAATAGGCATGTTCTTCCTGAAGTGATATCTGGCGGAACTTGCCTTCAGCGTCGGCTTCGGCCTGGATGGCGAGCTTCTTTTCGTCGAGCGCCGCTTGCCATTCGTTCATCCGGCTTTGCGGCTTCGCTGCGCCGCCGCCGGCATTGCCGTGACCCGGACTGGGCGCCGGCGTCGGTGGCGGCGTTGGAGAAGGAGTCGGCTTGGTCACGCCGCTCGGCGGCGGTGGCGGTGTCTTGTTTAGAACGCCGGCGAGCATTCCGGGCGCGTTATTCTGCAGATCATGGGCCGCACGGAGATAGCCTTGCGCCTGTTCGCTCGTTTTCTTGGCATCGCCGACGATCTGGGCGCCGCGGCGGCGGACGGTGGCGTCGATGTCCGCAAGCCCCTTGTCCCAGTCGGAGGCGATCGAGCTCCAGTGGAGCGTCAGCGCATCATAGGCCACCTGGCCGAACAGCTGGAACGTCTTCTTGATGGCCTCGATGCCCAACCCGGCGAAGTCGAACGCCTCCTTCAACTTGCCCCACCAGTCGAGTGCATAGCCGGCGATCAGGTCGAACTCGATCTTGAAACCGATCGCGAGCGCGACGACCGCGGCGACCACTGTCTTGATCGCGGTGATCACGACGTTCATCACATTATGCTGGATTTCAGACCAGTTCAGCCCACCGGCGCCGCTGATCTGCCAAAGGTCCGCAAAGGCTGTGCCGAGCGTGTTGATGATCTCGCCGACGCCCTCGATCGCACCGCTCAACAGGTCGAAAATCGTTTTGACCAGGCCGCCGCTGGCGTAGCTCTGCGTGAAAGCCTTAGCGAGCTCGTTGAAGCGGTCGACGATCTCGGTCGCCACCGGCGCGAGTGCCGCGGTCAAGGTTTGGGTGACGCCGGTCCAGGCGATCTGCGCCTCGTTGACCGACTCTCCCAATTTCGTACCGCTGGCGACCGCACCGTCGTTAGCGGCCCCATAGGCATCGGTCTTCTGCGCAAGCGCGCTGATCGCCGCGCCGCCCTGGTTCAGGAACGGGATCGCTTCGGCGCCAGCCTGGCCCATCAGCTTGATCGCCATCGCGGTTTTTTGCGGACCATCGGTGGTCTTGGCGAACTTGTCGGCCACGGTGGTCAGGATCGTCATCTGATCCGACCCCGCCTTGATATCGATGCCGAGTTTCTTGAACGTGTCGGGGCTCTTGCTGAAATTCTTGTCCAGCGCGGCCGTGCTCTGCGACAATTTGGTGAAGTCGGTTCCGGTCGCCTGCGCCATTGCCTGCAATTGTTGAACTTGGTGCGTCGACATTCCGAGTTGCTTCGACAGCACGCTGACCTTCTCGGACGATTCCCCCATCGCCACGATGGCCTGGGCGGCTTGCTTGCCCGCTTCGTATAGTTCGCCGGCAACGCCCGCCGCGCCCTTGATCCCTTCGACCAGCTTGCCGAAACCGCTTTTGCCCTCGCCGGACTTGGTGGCCATTTCCTGCAGCGCCGCGCTGTTATGCCTCAGCGCGGCGGTCACTTCGTTCAGGCCGCTGACGATTTCCTGCGGCCTCAATCCGTGCATGCTGGCGGTCAGCGCATCCATCGACTGAGCACTGCGTTCTACCGCGCCGCGCATCCCGGCGAAGCCTCCGCTCATGCTGTCCGCGGCGGCCTGGACTGTGCTCTTCAACTCGCCCAGATCGCCACGGACCCGTTGGATGCCCGCCTCCACCCCGGATGTGTCGGCCGTGATCCGGATGGAGACGGTATCGCTCATGACATGTCCTTCAGTCTCTGGAGTATCGCGCATGATGCCGCCGCGGTGTCGCCGCCGGCGACCGGCATCGCGACCTCGGCGCAAAGCCGTGCGAGCGTCGGCCGCGTCGGCGAGAGTTCCCGCGTCTCGGCCGAGCTACGGTCCTTGCTGGGAATCAGATCGACTCCCAACGCTCGCGCAATCGCGACTGCAGCGATGTTGAGTGGCGGGCCGGTACGTCGCCAGCTCTGATATTGGGCATCGACATCGGCCAGCCCCCAATCGCGTTCGATCGCGGCCTTCGACCCGCCCTCGATTCCAGCGGTGATCAGATCGTGGACGAGCTCGGCAAGTCCGTGCTCGAGGCTCCCGCCGGCGCCGCTTCCGTGGGAGCCATCGCTTCCCCCTTGCGCTTGAGTCCCGATTCCTCGCTCAGGTCCAGGAAAGCGGTTTGCAGCCCGACAAACTCGTCCATCGACACGTTCGCCTCGAGATAGTCGGCGGTTAGCACCGGATCGATCTTGACCAGCCCGATCGATAGCACGTTGAGCAGGTCGACAGCGGAATCCATCAAATCGGACAGCGATCCGCTGCCGTCGGTCTTGCGTTGGATGTTGTCGATGAACGGCGCGGCCCGGCGCAGTTCGCCGAGCTTATAGGGCGCGATCGCGAAATCGCGCCCAAGAATATGGATCTTGGCCATATTACTGCGCCGACCCCCATTTCAGTACGTTGCCCGACGGATCGGCGAATGCCGAAAAATCGAGTTCCGGGATCATGAAGTCATCGACCTTGGTCTGCAGGGCGAGCTTGTTCGAGACGCAGGCGAATAAGGTCAACGCCAGCCCGTTGCCGCCAAGCTGGTTGAAGAAATCGGCGCGAAAGGTGGGTGCCTGACCCATCTGGATGTTCTGTACGACCGAGGTCTTCGCGACCGTGGAAGTCGCGGTGTAACTGTAGTTAATGAAGACCAGCTTGCCGGTATCGGCGGCTGCGAACAGATACGCGCCGGCGGTGACGCTGTACTGCCCGGCGGTGGGGGCGGAGGCGACGCGCGTCATCGGGTTGCCGCTGGCATCGCGCACGCCCAGGTCGCCCGCCCAGGTGCCGCTTGCCGGTACGGTCGGGGTGATCGTGAACGGCGTCGCCGGGATCGTCGCGCCCGTCACGTCATTGACGATGCTGTACAGGCTCGACGTCACCGTCTGGCCGAAGAACAGACTATTCATTACCGCGCCGTTGAACTGGCCATATTTGGCCTTGCCGGTGATCTTCATCTTGCCGCGGCCGACCGCGACCGGGAACTGGTTGGAGCCATAGAGCTCCTTGATGTCGCCCTGAATGTCGATCGAGACTTCCTGCGTCACCGCCAACATCAGCGGGGTCGGGTTGGCGATCGTCGCGCCTGTCGCGTCGAAAGTCGGCGTGCCCCACAGCACCCCGGCACCGAAATTGTACATGGCCATGCCATTTCTCCAATAAAAAAGCCCGCAGGAAGCGGGCATTGGCGTTCGTAGTTGAAAGTAATTGGCAGCTTAGACGGGCGAGCAGCCCGCGCGTGCGATCTGGCGCTGTTCGTCGTCGCTCAGATCGGTGGGTGCAGTGAGCACGCCATTTTCCACGCCGATCTCGCGCCCGGTCGACAGGATAATCGCGCTGACATGGTCGGGCGCTGTGAAGCGCGGCGGCAAAGGCGACGTTGTTGGGGCAGGGGCGGTGGCCGTATCGCCGTCCGCCGTCGGCGTCGGGGGATCGGTGTCGGCCGCGGCGGATTGCGATCGTGCCATTGGTTTCTCCATCGTGATCAGGGAAGGATGATGGTGATCGGCACGATCAGCATGGCCTGACCGTCCAGGTCGCCATTGTCCTTGTGGATCGTGCCGTCGATGAACGCGCGATAGGCGAGCCCGCCGAGCGTCTGCCGCGCGCCGGGAAGCGCGGGGCGAAACGCCGCCTCGATCGCGTCGAGGATTGCGTTACTGGTTTCGGCGGGGGTCGCCGCCTGGTCCTTGCCGCCGCGATGATAGATGATCCAGCTCGCGCGCAGGCTGTGCTTGTCGAGCTGGCCGTCGAGCGAGGCAATCGTCTCGGTGCCCTCGATCTGATACAGCCCGGGCACCGGCGCCTTGTCCCACATCTTGAGCCGGCGCGACCGCTCGACAAAACCTTCGTCATTGCCCCAACGCACGTCGCCCAGCGCCAGCAATGCGTCGAACACCTGATTGCGAATGGTCATCCGATCGCCTCCTGCGCGGCGGTGATCGCCGCCAATTTCAGCGCCGCGGCGATCTCGTCGGCCTCATCGCTTAGTGCGCTTGCCAGATAGGGCCGCGCCGGAAAGCGCGATCCGGGATGGTGGATCACCCGCGCGAATACGTGCTTGCCGCCTGCCGCGAAGGCGAGCGCCTTGGCCTTGTCGGGCACGATGTCATGCGGCGACGTACTGCCACCGTATGCTAGGATCGCAGCATAAGGCACGTTATTATTCACGAATACTTGACCGACTATATTGTCGTCCTTGGCCTCGACCGTGCGCTCGACCGCGCTCGCCAGCCGACCGGTACGCGCGTTCAGCATCTGGCCGTGAAGCTTGTCGTCGATCACATGCCGTTGCAGTTCGGCGGTCGCCGCCGTCACCTTGGCCTCGACCGCCGCCGACACTTGCGACGACAGGCGATCGAGGCCGGCGCTCAGCGCCTCCGCATCCAGCGTCACGCTCATAGCGGCGCCGCCAACATGTAATTGTTGAGCCGTGCCAGCACCGCCTGGTGCATCGCCTCGCGGCTGAACGCGACGGTGGTCGTGCCCGAACTCGCATGGCTGGTCTCGCCGATATGCGTGCGGGCCGAATAGGCTTCGCCGACCAGTTCAGTCACCGCCAGCATTAGATCGGCCGGGACGGAATCATATCCCGCGACATACGTCACTCGCACCGGCCGATCGAACGGCGTTCGCGATCCGACCAGGATCACGCTGCGCCCATCGGTGGCGACCCCCGAAGCGTTGCCGATCGCATCGACCACAGTGTCGATCCGCGTCTCGCCCCATTCGACCGACGTCACCGATTGGACCGGCCAGTTTCTCAGCAGGAACCGCGATCCGCCGGTCCCGCGATAAGTCTCGACATGCGTCGTCGTCAGGACCTTACGCTGGATGGTGTTTTCGACGAACGACGAGACCTGAGTGACCAGATCGGTCAGCAGCGCGTCGTCATTGTCGCTCGAAATGTTGAGCCAGCGTTTGACCGCCGACAGATTGGTGAGGTCGCCCGCCGCCATGACGTCATCGGCTCACGAAGCTGAAGCCGTGCGTGAGCAGCTCGGCCGCCGCCGCGACCGGCACGGTCACGACGCCCTTGGCATCGGCCGCGAAGGATTGCCCGCGCCAACTGCACCCGGCGCCGTCCTCATGATGCATCGTGACCATATCAGCGGGCGCCGCTTTGGGCGCCCGGCGCGGGGAAGGATTATCGGGCACGCGGCATCTCCTCTCGAACATGAAAAGGCCCCGCCGGTCATCGCGGCGGGGCCAGGAAAGCCCGGGGCAAAGGGGTGGGCGCCCGGGAGGGAGAAGGATCAGCCGTTGGCGATGTTGGCGATCACGCCCATCGCGAACGGCGCATAGACCGCCAGCGTCTCCTCGACATAGACGCCCGACATCTCGGCACGCGTCGTGATCGGCCAGTCGATCTGGTAGTAATCGCGGCGCACTTTCATTTCCGCGACATTGGGCACTTCGCTCGACTGATACTGGACCGGCAAATCGCCGGCCCAGCCCAGGATCGTCCCCGCCGACACGTTGGGGTGCAGGCGGATCGGAATCTTCTTGTTGAGGTACGGGTTGTAATAATATTCGACCACGCCGCCGGCGGTCAGCGCGACCACGCCCGCCATCGGATCCTGGAAGTAGTTGAGCAGCGACGCGGTACCCGACGCGAGCACCTTCCTGGTGATGTTCCGCTGCTCCTGGCTGTTCACGTAGAGCACGTCGACCGAGCATTGATAATTGTCCCACATCGACTGCATCATCACATCGATCTCGGTCACCGATCCCTGCCCCGAAGAGGTCAGCGTGGTGCCCGCGCCCGGCGTGCCCGTGGCGAGATAATTGACGTATGCGCCTGACGCCGGCTTCAGCGCGGTAGTCAGCAAACCGTCGAACGCGGTCGAGTTGGTCGAGCAGTCCGCGCTGACCGCACTCGCCGCCTGGCCGGTGCCGGCGAGCGGTTTCGAGAACACGACGCTGTTGGTTGAGCTGATCGCCTCGAGCTTCTCGCTCCCCGCGGTGCCGACGAACCAGGCATAGCCCGCCGCACCCTGGATCGCCGGAACGCTGCACGACAGCGCCTGGCCGGCGGTCGTCGCCTGACTCGCGGCCGACGACTTCATCGACGAGCCGCCATTGATCGAGAAGCTCTTGCCGTCGGCGCCGGTCACCGACTTCGAGGTCGCGACGCCGTTCGACAACGTGCTGTTGCGCATGCCTTCCATCGTCAGCGCGACGACGATCACCGAATAGGTCACCGATCCGGGCAAGGTCGATCCGGTGCCGCCGGCGCTCAGCGTCGGCGCGGTCGGCGTACCCAGCGCCAGCGAGGCATTGCCGAAGATCACGCCGGCTTCTTCCTTCAGCATCGTCTTCTGCAGCAGGCGCTGCGTCATCGACGCCTTGATGTCCTCGAACGTGCGGCCGGCGGAGATCGCTTCAAACGTCGCCTGGTCTTCCTCGCCCAGCGTACGATACGGCGCCGCGCGGTCAGCGGTGGTGTAGGCCATTTGGCCGGCGCGCTGGCCTTCGGGAACCCATGGGGTGTTGTCGAAGCCCGATCCGGTCAGCGCGGTGACGGACTTCCAGTTGGTGGCGGTGCCGCCCCCGCCGCCGACGCGCGGCAGCGATTTGATGATCGGCGTATTGACCGGATACAGGTTCTTGGCCGGCGCCTGCAGGTCATAGGCGACCAGGCCGGTGCCGGTCGAAATGGCCTTTTCGACCATATCGGGGCGTCCGCCCGCCATCAGCATGATGGCGCGCGAAATATTCTCGTCGGGGTTCGACAGGCTGGAGACGAGCGACTTCTTGATCTCGTCGGGAGTGAGATTGGTCATTGCTATCCGTCCTTTGGATAGGCGCAGGAACGAGGCCCGAGCGCGACGGCGCGGGCGACAGGTCAGGCGGTTGCGCGGGCCGCGTGAACCAGAGTCGGGTTGGACAGAGCGATGCGCAGCAGGAACTGGCCGCGCTCCTGCTCAGGGAGGGTGTCGATCACTTTCTTGAGATCGTCGGCGCTGATTGCCGACGTGCCATTGGCTGAATTGGGCGAGGCGTCCTCGGCCTTGCTCACCGCGCGCAGCGGGCCGACGGCGGTTCTGGGCGCCGCCGGCTCGGCCTCAACTTGCTCCAGGCGCTTGGTCAGATCGCCGATCGTCGCGTTCAGCATCGTGATCGTGTCGCCGAAGCGTTTGGCGAGCTCGGCCATCATACCGTCGCCCAGCGCGTCGCCGCGTCGCAACTTCTCGGTGTCCTCGTCAGGATCGGGAGCGGGCGGTGCAACCTGTGGGCGAGGGCGTGCGGTAGCATCTGCCGGTGGCTGGTCAGCGTCTCCGCAATTTTCCGCGCGGCATTGCGCGCCCAGCGCGACGAGGTGGTCGTGTGCCGCCTGGATGCGATCGGCATCGGGTTGGGCAGCCCCGGCATCGTCGCTGTCGGTGTCTTCGGTGTCGTTACCGGCATTGTCGCCGGTCGCGACACGCTTCACCCGATCCTTGCTGTCCGGCGCCGGCTTGGCCTTGGGTTTAGGCGGCGCGTCGTCGTCAGCATCAGGCGGTTCAGTGCCCTCGCGCGGCGCGTCGGAATTATCCGTGTCGGCATCGCTATCGGCTTGAGGGTCGGCTGACTTCGGTTTGGGCTTCAGTTGCGGCTTGGCCGCCGGTGGCTTGTCCTGGTCGTCCGGCTTGCCGCCGTCCGGATCCGCGGCGGGAGCATCGTCGTCGCCATCGGCGTCGGCCCCCGCATCCGGGTCACGATCCTCGTCCTGGTCGTCGTCGTCATCATCGTCGCCCAGGTCGCTCGCCAGTGCCGCGGCGATCAGCCGTTCGCGCGCCTTGAACAGGAAATCCTTGTACCGCCGTGATCCCGCATCCTCGGCCAGCTCGCGGGCCTTAGCGACCACCTCGTCGCCACTCGGAACATAATCCATATCGGCCTTCCACATGTTGATGACGGCGTCGGGGTTGCACGGGCTGTCGACCAGGCTGATCTCGACCAGCTTCAGCGCGGTGATCACGCTGCGATCTGCGGTGTCGCGCTTCAGCACCTTCCCGCCGATCGAGAAGCCGGCATAGACGCCCGCACGCACCTTGGTGATCGCCAGCGGATCGACGACGTGCGCGCAGATCTGGGTGATACCGTGATCGTCGACCTCGGCCTCGACCACGCGCCCGGCGGCACTTGGCTCGTGCATCTCGCGCAAAGCCGGAAAGCGCCCATAGTCGGGCAAGGCCGCCTTCATCGCCGCAGCGGTGATCGTCTCGCCCTGCTGGTCGCGCGTCTCGGATGAGGCGATGCCCCAGACCTTGATCGTGCCGTCTTCCTGATCCTCGACCTTGGTGATCGCGCCGAACTGGCGAAACCGCGTCATGCGATGGCTGTCCTTTCAGGATGTGAGGGGGTCTCGTTACGGCTATTGTTTGGCTTCCGCGCACAGTCGCGTTAGTCTCGCTTTGGCCGGATCGCGGGGGCGGTCGGAACGTCGGCACGGGGGGCAAGACATGAAATTCAAGCCGCTCATCTTCCTGGCGGTTGCCACGGGACTCTATTTCGTCGGTCGCTCGCTGGAGGCAGAGGGCGATGCCGCGCCGTTCGGGGCGAATGGTGTCTCACCCGAACGTGCCAAATATCATATCGCGGCGCTTGTCCTGATGCTCGGTGCGCTGGCGTCGTTCGTCTTCGCCGGCTGGACGATCTTCCGTGGCAGGCGCGGCTAGCGGAGCCGGCGTCACCACGACTGGTAGTTCGAGCACCGTTCAGCCTTCCGTTGGTTCGGCCATCACCCCCGCGATCGCATCCGCCAGCAACACCGCCCCTGCGCTGGTATACAATATCGGCCGCGCTCCTAGCCCATCGGGCAACGGATCGTCCCCGCGCGCATGCCGCACCTCGTCGATCGTCTTCGACCCGTTGCGCAGATCGCGATCGTCAATCTCCGACTGCACCTGCGGATCGATGCTGGTCGCCTTGACGAACGCGAATTCCAGATCGGCGTAACCGAACTCGATCTGGATCACATCGTCGATCCAGCGCTTCATCCAAAGCTGCAGCGGCTCCAACCCCTCCTCGAGCGAGCGCTCCTGATCCTCCATCGCGGTCGAGCGGTTCATCTGGCGCACGAACGGGGTAGGGGGCAGCGAGAAGGCGAAGGCGACGATCCGCGCCAGCCATTCGTCGAACTCGTCCTTGATCGGCGCCGCCTTGAACGCGGTGAATTGCGATCCATGCGGCCCCCATATCAGCTTGTTCTGTTCGGCCGCGTTGCCCGCGATCCGATCGTCGAACCATTGCTGCAATTCCTGGATCTTCGCCGCATCCCATCCATCGGGCGCGTTGAGCAGTCCCGCCGGGACATTGCCTTCGGTGAAGTAGCTCAATTGCGCCGCCTGGCGCCGCAGGATCGTGTTGATCGTCACGATGATCTGCTCGACCGGCCCGAAGCCATAGAGATGATGCGGTCGGACGTTCCGCGGCACATAGAGCAGGTCGGCATTGGTCAGGTTGGCCCACACCACGCCCTTGATCACCTGCTGATAGGCGACGTCGGCGGGGCCGCGCGGCCGCCGTCCGGTATCGTCGACCATCGGATGGATCGTATCGCCGGGCACGATCTCTAGCGCGATCAGCTTGCCGCCGCGGTTGCGCCGCTTCTCGAACGCCGGCGCATCGAGCGTCAGCAAATCCTCCAGGCTCGATCGCATGAAGGTCGCGAACGGCGTGACCCCATCAGGCTTGCGCCAGAACCGCGTAAGCTCGACGATGCGCGGATCGTCGGCAATCTTGGCGGCGCCATCGACCGGCTTGATCTGCCAGTCGAGCCGCTCGACCTGGTCCTTGCGCGTCTCGATCGCCAGCCGCACCAGTTCGACATTGGCGAACGCGCGCAGCGCTGGAAACCCGGTCTGCTCGTAGGCGCGGGGCTGCAACGTCGCGTTGATATTGGGCTTGAAGTCGTAGCCGCGTACAGGCTGCTGCACGACAGGCGTGAGCGGAAAGCCTGGCGAAAACGGCCCCCACGCATTCTCGTTGCTGCTGTTGCCCCAGCTATAGGTGACATTGGTCTGCACGCCGCCTTTGGGCATGTGGTTCTCCTTTGCCGGGCACCTCGGCGGCACCGCAAAATGTGGTCGAATTGGTTCTATGAATGGAAGGATCGCTGTTTTTGCGGCACATTGGAGCGATGAAGTTCACCATTATCTGGCTATTGCTTCTACCAGTCGCGTGCGCGACGGCGGGTCCGGTCGATCAAGCCGAAGCGGCACGGCGCGCCGAGGCGGTTCTCCGCGACCGTTTTGGCAGCGCGTTCGCCGACCCGCGGCACGTCGTTCGTCATCGGATCGAAGCCCGGGGCAAGTATTGGGTCGTGCATTTCTGGGATCCGGCATCCGAAGCTTTCGGCGGCGGAGGTGTTGCCTGGGTCGAGCGTGCTACGGGCAAGGTCGATACGGTCGGCGTTGGTCAGTGAAAGAGAGTGATCGCAATCGCTGGATTCACCACATCAAGCACCTTCGAGCCGAACACGATACGGGCCTGTCGGACGCCCAACGCATCGCGCTGGCCGACACCAAATGGCGTCGCTGGGTCGAATACCAGATCAACACCGACGATCAGTGCCGCCGTATGGCCCTTCGCCATATCAGGGAATCGGGGACCGATGCCTTGATCGAGATCGACGGCGATTGCCTGCGGGTCTTCGGCGACGATCGCCGCTGACCGCCGCCGTGTTCGTCACCGCGATCGAAACATTCCTTGCCCGGTCAGGCAAAAGTCGTGGGCGTGTTTGCTCCCGCGCCGATGGTCTGTGGGTGTTCGTCACCGAATATCTGACCGAAGCAACCGAGGAGTTCCTGCCTTACTGGATCAACGACTATCCACCGTCCGGGATTTATCAAACGCGTGACGATGCCACGGCAGCGCTGCGAATCGTACTCGGCGAGATGGAGACGATCGAAGGTGTCCGGTCGGTTGAGATCAATACCGATGTCGGACCCTATCCCGAACCCTGATCGCTTCCGCTAGCCGTCACCGCATTCGCCGCGCGCACCAGGTCCAGGAACCCAACCGACGCCACCGCATCCTCCGCCGGCCAGAAAGCCATGACCAGCGCGTCGGCCTTGTTGGGCGACCTGGTGCCGTCGGGTTTCTTGTCGACCACCAGCTTCAGCGCACCGTTCACCGCGCGCGTCGGCTGGCTCAATTCCTTCCGCAGCGATGCTAGCCCCCGCATATCGCGCGGCAAGCTGATTAGGTCGGCGGGGTCGTAAACCTCGCCCGCCGTCACCGCCTTGTGCGTGCGCTCGAAGCGCAACCGCAATTGCCACCAGGCCTGCGCTTTCAAGTTCGCATAGAAATCGCCATTGACCGGCGTCTCACTATCTCCCGGCACGACATGCTCTCGCGGCCGGACCGGCGATGCCCCGGCATTCCATGGCCGGAATGTGATACCTACGGGCAGCAGCGCCCGCCCGTCGGCGTCCACCTCATCCCGCAACCGGTTGGCTTCCGCCTTCACCCCCGCGCCGACGCCGATACTGTCGTATTGTAACGCCACCGTCCGTCCGCGCAGCCGGTCGACCGCCAGCCGCGTCGCCTTGCCGACATCGCCGTCGCCCCAATCGTCGACTGAATGCACCACCGACCCCTTGGCGATGGCCAGCGCATGTCGGTCGCCACCCTCGTCGGCCGGGTCCAGCGCGGCGCGCCACCCGCCTTCATCGTCGAATCCGAGCGCGAGATGCGCGTCGATCGCGCTCGCCACCCAGTCGCCGGGGATGATGATCCCCTCGACCGCGGCGGTATAATTGCGGTCGACTTCCTGCGCGAAGACATGGAGCAGCCCGTCCGCCGCCGCCTTGGCCTGCCGCCCGGCATACCAGGCGGCATCCTTGGCCGGATGGTCGCGCCAGTCCATCACGAACACGTTGACCCGATCGGTGGCGAGCGCCGCGCCCGGCGCCCATTCGATCCCGCTTTCGCGCCGGCGATGGAATACATTGCCGGGCCCGTTGACCGAGCTCATGTCGATCTGGACATTGGTCGTGTCGGCCAGTGCGGCCTCGATCTTCTCGGGCCGCTCGTAATGTGCGCTCTCGTCCTTGAAATAGATCAGCTTACGCCCGCCGCGCCCGATATTGTCGCCCGACTCTCCGGTGATCGTCGCACCGGTCGCGCGGTTGACGATCTTCATGCTCGGCATGTCGTCGCGCGGATCGAACCCGATGGGCAGCATCAGCCGGGGCAAGTGGCGGATGATGATCCGTATCTTCTCGAAAATGCTGTCGGGATCGCCGATCTTGTCGACCAATTGCTCCTTGCGGCTGCCCCATCCGATCGCGGCGCCCGGCCGGTACAACCACAGCCACACGGAGAAGGCGCAGGCCAGCCACGTCGCGCCCATGTCGCGTGCCTTTTCGATCAACCCGCTCTGCTGCGCATCGACGTTGGCGCGCAGGAACGCGATCATCTCGACCTGGCGGGGAAAGGGTACGAACGGCATCACCGTCGGCGCGTCGCTCGCCGCCTTTCTAGGATCGTACGTCACGGCCCAATGCGCGATCCACCCGGCGGGATCCTCGCGATATCGCTCGGCAAGCCCAGCGCGCAGCCCGGCATCCGCCTTCAACCGCCGCAATCGATGCTGTCGTGCCATTAGCTCGGCGACATAGTCCGGCGGCCAGGTCGGGAGGGCCGGCGCTGAACCCACTGTCACCCAAGTTCCTCGCGATAGCGTTCCGCCGCCTCGCGCGCCGACATGTCGGGCGTGATCGCCTCGACGGCACGCGTGCCGATCCCAAGCGGATCGGGCGCCGAACCCTCGCGCCGCCCCGCGCGCGTCTTTTCCCACCACAGCATCGCCGTGGTGTTCCCGTTCATCGCGGTCTCGAACAAGGTCAGCGCGATCCGCGCATTGGCCACTTCGACGCCCGCGTCGAGTTCGGCGCGGCACCGCCGTTTCAATGTCGTCGCGCTGATGCCCATAATCCGTGCGATGATCGCATAGGGTGTCCCGACCTCGGCGAAGCGCCGTACGTCGGCGCGCATCGCGTCGGTAATTTCGATCGTCGCCCGCCCGCTTTTGCGCGCAGTGTTGGGAAGGTGCGTCGGAGGGGAGACTAACCAAGTTGGAACAATAGCGTTCTTGGCGGATGTTCCCGACCCCGCACGCTTCCGCTCCGCCATCCGAACTCCACCCGATCGCCATCCGCCCGACGCGCCGCAACAACCCGCTCCAGCAACGTACGCACGTTGCCGGACGGGTGTCCGGGAACCGGTGGATTTTCTGCGAGAAAACTGCGCGACGCCGTTTCGGTCGAACGCAAATTTGGATGATTGCTACATACACGTTTTTTCGTGGCAGTCAAGAAGTTTTCACGGTTTGTTCTCATTTTCTCGGGTGGACGGAGGAGCCGTTGACGCCGCCCCTCCGTCCGATGGGTCACGCTATTGCCGCCGGCCCGAACCAGGTCGCCAGCGCTTGGGCCAGCCCGCCATCATCGCCGTTTCCTACCCAGGCGACATGGCCATCGGGCCGGACCAGCACCGCGGTCGGGGCGGAAACCGCGCCGATCACCGGCAACGCCCAGATCCCCTCATAACTGGCATCCAGCAGCTTCACTCGATCCGCCCAGGGCGAGATTTCTATCGTGCCCGGCTCGCCGAGATTGATCAGCACCGGTCGCGCATCGTGCAGCAATGCGAACACCCTCACCGGGCCGTCGGCGGTAACCAAATCGAGGTCGGGCATCCGCCGCCCGAGCAGCGCGTGCCCCTCGCCAAGATCGTACTGCACGTCCAGCCCCGACATCATCCCCGCAATGCGTCGGCGCGGTTCGTCCATGCCCAGCAGTTCGGCGACGATCTCGCGCAGCGCGCCGGAGCGCTCGTCCGCGCGCCGCAGGGCGACTTGCGCCATCGTATTGCGCAGTACCCGCGCGGTGACGGGATGACGCTCGGCATGATAGCTGTCGAGCAGGCTGTCGGGCGCCGTCCCCGCGGCGATGCGCGCCAATTTCCATCCCAGGTTCACCGCATCGTGCAAGCCGATGTTGAGGCCTTGGCCCCCATCAGGCGAATGGACATGCGCGGCATCGCCGGCCAGCAAGATCCGGCCCTTGCGATACGTCGCGGCCTGCCGCGTCATGTCGCTGAAGCGCGAAATCCAGCTCGGATTATGTACCCCGAAATCGGTCCCATAGACCGCGATCAGCCCTTCGCTCAGGTCGCTGAGCCCCGGATCGCCGGCACGCCCCGCCCGCTGCTCGGTGATCATGACGCGCACCGTCTTGCCGTCGTCCATCCGGCTCAGCCCATGCAACCCGATCGCGTCGCGACGGATGCCCCAGTCGGGCTCTTCTTCCAGCTCGACCTCGGCGATCAGATTGCTGATAGTAGGATCCCAACCGGGAAAGTCGATCCCCGCCGCCTTGCGGATCGGGCTGCGCCCGCCATCGCATCCGACCAGATAGTCGGTCCGCAGCGAACTCCCGTCGGATAGTGCGATGTCGACGCCCGTTTCATCCTCGACGAACCCGATCACGTTGCGCGCGCGATAGGTCGGCACTCCCAGCTCGGCGACCCATTCGGCCAGGATGCGCTCTATATGGTTCTGCCACAAAGCCAGCCCGTAATTGTGCCGGGTGGGAAAGTCGCTGATGTCGAGCCTGGTGAGCGCGAAGCCCGTGACCTGCATCGCTTCTCCAGCGGCCAGGAACCGGTCGGCAATGCCGCGTTGATCGAGCAATTCGATCGATCGAGCATGCAATCCGCCTGCGCGCGACCCCGCCAGTTCCTGGTTCGGGCGCCGCTCGACGATCGCGACATCGGCCCCCGCCAGCGCCAACTCGCCGGCCAGCATCAGTCCGGTCGGCCCGCCGCCGCAAATCACAATCGCGTGGTCGCTCGCCTTCGTATTGGCGCCTTCGCGCACGTCATAAGTAGATGATACTGCCCGCATATCGCCTCTCCCTGCGAATCGATGGGGCAGGGGCTTTACGGCAAAGGGCGGGTCTTGAAGCAAGACCCTTGCGAACTATATCTCGAAAGTGCGGGGGAGATATGTCCGCCGCGCACTCCCAAACATCTCGGTGGTCGTCGTGTCGCTTCGGTCCGTGTTGGCCGGCTAAGGTTGCGATCCCAGCAGTTCTCCCGCGCCCAGCCGCGCGTACACCGCCTCGACATCCTCGCGATCCACATCTCGTCGCGCTGCCGCCGCCATTTCGGGCCACATCCGCAACGCGGTAATCAGCCGCTTGCGCGCCGTTCGCCATTGCATCCCATGCGCGTGTGCCAGTTGCACGAACGATCGGTCGCTCAACACCATGTCGAGCACCATGGCTCTCGGCCGAGGGATGGCCTCGCACCATGCGCGATAGGCGACCTCCAGCCGCACACGTTTCAGTGACTCGACCAATTGGTCCCGCCCCGAATTGGCGAAATCGACGCGCGTTTCCAGTGACACCGACCGTATCGACCCGGCGCGCCGGATTCTCTCCGCCACGCCGGCAATCTCTTCGGCCGCGGCGCGCTCGTCCGCGCTGATCTTGCCCAGGCGTTCCATCCGGTGGAGCGGCGATTGCCGACGCCGCTCGGGCAGCGCGTTCGCCTTTTCGTGCGTCTCCGGCGTACCTTCATTCTTGTGCTGCCACCGCGCGA